TTTGCATTTAAGTAAGCCATTATTTTCTCTCCTCTTTAATTTTCTCTATTTCTAATTCACAATAATGAATTACTTTTTCTAAGTCTTGTATTGGTGTACCTTTGAATAAATATCTACAAACATATTTCACAACACATCCTTGAAAGAATGATAACTTATTTTTAGAAATAAATGTATAAGGTTGTATGGGAAGTTCTTTGTAGTGAGATCCTCCAATTTGTTTATCATGTGGAAAGGCATCTTCTAACACATTTTTATTTGTCATTTTTCTCCTGTACATATATTAAATAGTCTGAACCAATTGGGTAGTTAAACTTATAGTCTGTTCTTAATAAATGTAAAGTTTTTCTTGCTCTTGTTGCACCGGTGTACCAAACTTTTCGTTCATCACTTTTTTCTTGTTTGTTTTTATTTGCATAGTCAGATGGGTAGTTACCTTTACTATAAAGTACAACATGATTTGCTTCACCACCTTTTACACTATGTATTGTATCTATTGTTATTAATGGATCTTTATCTAATTCTTTTTGTCCATACCTTCTTAACAATCTTATAAAGTGTCTTACTTGTTTAGGTTTAAAGTTTCTTCTTAGTATCCAGTACCACGGTTTATTTTTTTGTGTATCTTCTAAAGCTAAACCACACCACTCTTTTAAAGTTTGAAAATCATAATCTCTTAAGTCTGGTTCATTCCTCCAAAACTTATCTAATCTAAATGCAGGGTCATCAAGTTCTCTTATATACTTAACCATGTTACGTGCTGCTCTTTTATCTATTTTTTTATTCATACTAATAGTTGTCCAAGCTTTAATAGCTTCCCATTGTTTCTGATCAAAACATTTGGTGCCCTTATTATCTTTGTAATATAGGCCTGCATCCTTAGCTAACATCCTAAGTTCATTTACAGTTTCATTGATACGACCTAAGATATACCAATCTTCTTTTAATGACTCAAAAGGAATTTCTTTAAACGATAAGTAACTCTTAACAGATCCTTTAGATTCTCCTGGTTGATATTCTTTCTCTTCACTATCTCTTATCCCTCTTCTAATTACTTGAGAGAACCTATGAATTGCTTCTCCAAATCTTTGAGTCTTTCTTAGTTTTACTTTCCGGCCTGGAAAGAACTGAGTAAAATATTTTGGNTCAGCTCCATTCCATTTGTATATAGCTTGATCATCATCTCCTGCTANATATATTCTATCTACTTTAGGTGCCATCTTATATAACACTGACCATTGTAATGGTGTACAATCTTGTGCTTCATCTAATATTAAAACTTTAAGTGGGGGAAAATCTACTTCTGTTATTGCTCTTTGAATCATATCATCAAAGTCTATNAANGATCTCTCTCCTCCTCCTGTCTTATAATGTTCGTAGGTATCAATCTTTCTTTTAAATACTGTAAGTGAATCTTTCTTATAACCTTCCATCTTGTAGGCTTCCTCTGGATCTATTAATAAATTTCTAGCTTTACTGTAAACTCCTAAAGACCAATCCTTATACATAAAGTTATCATCTGCTAATCTTTTATCTGAAGACTTAATTACTTTAGTCTGTAATGCAAAATCAATTGTACAATCTTTAGGATCAAATACTTCTTCTGGAAAGTATCTACGACAATAGGTATGTAATGTTTTAAATCTTGAAAAGTCTTCTGTAGAATAATTTGGAAAAGACTCCATGGCTCTTTTAACTGCAGTGTTAACAGCTTTGTTAGTAAACGATAAGTAAGCTATATCATTTGGCCTAATACCTTTTCTTAAATAACTTTTAAGAACCCTTTCAATTAGCGTATATGTTTTACCTGTACCTGGTGGACCAAATATCTTTACTGTCTTGTGATAGAGATCTTTAAGTACTTTAAGTTCTAAACTTTCCTGTGTGGAATTCGTCATCCATCTCCGATACAGTTTTAGTTGTTTCTTTTTTATCTGCTACTTTGTAATCAACAAACTTAGGCATCATAACTGACCATACATTCTTAACACCTTCATGATAATCAAGTCTATCACAATTAAGAAGATTCAATGCTTCACTGGCACTCTTAAATGTTTTATCACTACCTAAGAATTTTTCAAAAGTAATTTTTTTGAAATAACAAATGTTTGATGATGAGTCTAGTATAACATAGTTGTCTTTAAGTTTCTCAAAGTCATCTTCTTCTATATGTGACTCAAAGAATTTTTTAAGAAAATTATATTTCTCTTCATCTAATGTATCCTTAAATTTCATACTTGCATTCTCTACTGCTTTCCTAACTAAGGTAGCCATAAGCATTTCAAATGGAGATGGTCCCGACTTAGGTTTAGGTAGTGTCATCCAATAGATACCATATCTAAGTAACTTAACTCTAAAAGATTTTTCGTCTTTCATATCTTCTGGATTAATTATTATTTTTTCATCTTGAAACTTAAATGTATATTCAATTGACTTAGTGGATCTAATAAACTCTACATCTTCAAAGTCATCAATCATATCTGGTACTTGTGAACCGATACCAAGTTTTCTTAACTTACATAGATCTTTATTACATAGTGGTGCAATGGCATTTGTTTTAGGTGGACACTTATAAGCATAATCTTTTTTAGATATAGACTTTGCAAGTGTCTCTACTTCTTTTGGATCTAACGGTGTTGTAAATATTTCATAGTTCCTTTTTTGTAAAATATTTTGTATCTCATTTACATTTAAGCTGCCATCAGCTTTCTTCATTTCAAGAACACCAACATTAAATAACAATTCGTTACGGTGATTTCCTTCCCATTTTTCTGAAATCATTTTCTGAACACAAGGAGGATAATGTTTCCAATCACTCTCTGGTTCATACTCTTTAACCTTAATACTATTNAGCTGCTCTAAGGTAACAGTCTTTTTAGTTATCATTTCTAAAAAATTATTTATCATTACTGGAGTGTTGTTATCGTTGTAAGCAAACTCAGTAGTTTGATCCATGTTGAAGTAAGGCATGTTCAAACATTTATTCATTGGGAATACTTCTTCAGAGTAGAAGAAAGTTTTATTCCAATCATTAAGAACTTTAAGAACTTCTTTAATAGGGTACCAATCATTTAAAAATAAAAATAAATGTAGCCCACCAGATTTAGATCTCACTGCTATTAATGGTAGTTTATTATCTCTTATGATATCTACAATTTTCTTTTCTGAAAATGTAGTATAGTTACGAGGATCAATATCAATACACCCCCATTTACACACGTCACCGTTCTCAGGTTTAATCCCAATCCGTGTCTCTCCTTTTAAATGTTTCTTCCATAGTTCAAGGGTAACAGGTTCGTGGACCGTGAGTACTTTAACCTGCTTCTTTCCCCGTTCATCAACTTCCCCCGTAAGAGAAGTTGTAATGAACAGTTCAGAATTACCCTCAAATATCTTTAAGAGTTTTTGCTCCATGGTTAATTAAAATGGAGTTGCTTCTTTAGGTGCGTTTCCTTGTGATTGATTCTCCTGGGAGAAGTCAACCTTACCAAAGATATCACTCTTCATAGCACTCTTATAAAAACCTTGAGTATCTTCTAATACTTTAAGATGCTCAGTAGGATTTAAAAAAGAATTAAATTCTATAACCCATCCATACCATGAGTTTTTAGAATTAGATTCTTTAGTTGTGCTCAATTTATAAGTCGTAGACCAAGATGGTGGATTGTACATACCATTCTTACCCTGCGCTCTTCTAGATTGAATCATAGAGTTCCAAGTCTTGGATTTCTTTTTTTGAGTTGACTTTAAAGGTATCAAGGCTTGTTCAATTGGATTTAAGTCTTTATCCAATATGTAAACAAAATGATTACCTGTATCCTCAATATAATTACCATTAGGCAATCTATCTTTATTATCTGCAGACCTTGTAGTCTCAGACATAATTGCAGGATCGGTATGTATTCCTACAGGTCTTCCTAATCCTTCACCTTTATCTTTCCATTCATTAAATGTGTTTATGTAAAGACATGGTGCTACTATAAGACCTTCTCTACCTTTCCACACTGTACCAGATGTTTCACTCCATATATCTCCCTGCTTTGCAGTATCGACATACTTACCATCAGTCTCATCTAAGACTGGGGAATTAGCATATAATATTTTTAACATAGGAAGTTTTTGATCTCGAGCTGTTGTAAACTCTTGACCTTGTCCTGCCATACCTTCTAAATCAAATGTAGTAGGTAGGCTTTCTTTTTTTGTCGCTATCGCTTTTTCTTGTGGCTTTTCTATCATGGTTACTCCTTCGTTGTTATTTTAGTTTTATTAGCAACATAAGTTCCAAACAATTCTGCGGGAACATCTTTACCTAAGTCTGCGATCTGTTCTTTTACAAACGATCTTAGACTACTTGGGTGTACAGATGTTTTCTGCATAACTGGAAGACCTTTGTTCTTCAACTCTTCTACAAGTGCCTTAGCTTCATTGTCTTGTCTCATTTTAAACTCCAAAGATATCTGGTTTTTAATCAGATCTCCAT